TTTATAACGACACAGCAGCTGGTGATCCAACGGTTTGCGTACTAGACTTTGGCGGTGCTAAGACATCGACTTCGGGGACTTTTACTATCGTGTTTCCAACGGCAGACGCAAGCAACGCAATAATTAGAATTGCTTGAGGATAAGACGGTGTGGCTGATGTTTCAATTGCCCTAGGAGGTTTTGGAAGCCAAGGCTGGGGTGTTGCTGCTTGGGGTGAAGGAAATGTATCCTTTGTAGCCACAGGACAAGTAGGTTCAGTTACTGTAACAGCGGATGCAAATGTTAGTGTTACAGGTGTTTCTGGAACGGGTCAGGTCGGTAGTGTCACTGTAGAGGCTAGTGCAAACGTTCCCGTTACGGGATTAGAGGCAACAGGAAGCGTTGGTTCAGTAGTTGTTACTGGAACAGCCGTAGTAGACCTTATAGGGGTTTCTGGTACAGGCGAAGTAGGTTCTGTCACCGTCACGGCGGACGCTAATGTAGACGTAACAGGGCTTCAGGCTACGGGATTTGTTGGGGCGGTAACGGTAAATGCAGATGCAAACGTTGATGTAACGGGAGTCAGCGGCACAGGAGAAGTTGGAAGCGTAACCGTCACGGGCGGAGCGATAGTCCCAGTTACAGGACTTCAAGCGACTGGAAGTGTTGGTAGTGTCACAGTAACAGGCACTGCGGTTGTAAATTTAGTAGGAGTGCAAGCGGTAGGACAGGTTGGAGTAGTGTCTTTCTGGATCTCAATAGATGACAGTCAGACCCCTAATTGGGTGGCTATCAATGATGGACAAACCTCGACTTGGACTGATATTATTGACACACAGAACCCAAATTGGGTTGATATAGCGGCATAAAGGACAGAATATGGCATCGACTTATAGTGACCTTAAAATTGAATTAATTGGCACAGGCGAGCAAACAGGTACCTGGGGTACTACGACCAACAATAACTTCTCAATCGCCATAGGCGAAGCCATTACAGGCTCGGCAGATGTATCCTTTTCAAGTGCGGATGTCACGGTTACCTTAACGGATACTAACGCTGCTCAAACAGCTCGTAATCTGCGCCTAAATTTAACAGGAACTTCTGGCGGAGCAAGGAATCTTATTTTGGGTTCAGGCTGTCAAATCGAGAAACTGTACCTAATAAACAACGGACTAGCGGACGCAGTTACAGTTAAAAACACATCAGGCACAGGAATTGCCGTTCCCGCTGGCAAAACTATGTTTGTCTATAACAACGGTACAAACGTGGTAGAAGCAGTGAATTCTGCGGTTACTTTAGACGTTACAACTCTAGACGCTACAAATATTGAAGTTACCAATATTAAAGCTAAAGACGGTACAGCTGCTGGCTCGATTGCCAACTCTACAGGCGTAGTCACACTTGCTTCTTCTGTTTTAACTACGACTGACATTAACGGTGGCACGATTGATAACACAGCTATCGGTGGCTCTACGGCAGCTGCTGGTAAGTTCACCACACTAGAAGCTACAGGTGTAGCTACATTCTCTGCTGGTGCAGTAGGAACTCCAGCCATCACTACTACAGGCGATACCAATACAGGTATCTTCTTCCCTGCTGCTGACACTATTGCCTTTACAGAAGGTGGTGCTGAAAGCATGAGGATTGATAGTAGTGGTCGTGTACAAATTGGAACTACTACTGCTACTGGTAGCACAAAACTGGTAGTTGCTGATTCTGCTGGCAATGGACAAATTAGGGCAATACATTCTACTGGTAGTGGTTTCAATATCAATCAAGCAACTGCATCGGGTGAAGTATTTTTACAGCAACAAGATAATGCAGCTTTAGCATTTACTACTAATAACACAGAGCGTATGCGTATTTCATCTGGTGGTTTAGTTGGTATTGGTTTAACAAGCTATAACCTACCATTATCTGTTGTAGCAGATGCAAACGGTCAAAATGTTCAGCTTAACGGAAGAACAGGTGATGATTTTGGGCAAATATTTTTCCGTAATTTTGGTGGTGCTAACAACCTTGCAAGAATAGCGTCAGATAGTAACGCTGCATTAATATTTGGAACTGGGTCACAAACTGCTCCTACCGTTCCTACAGAGCGTATGCGTATTACTTCTAGTGGTGATATTGGAATTGGCACTACTTCGCCAGCAGCATTACTTAACCTTGTAAAAGCAACAAGCGTTGGTATGCAACAAAAAGGAAATGACGATATAACAGAAGCATCAAATTTTTTCCAAAGACAAGTTGTTTCTATTATTAATTACACTTCTTGGGCTACTGCTATAAGTATTGCTACATCAATAGGTGGCGGTGGTTACACAAGATGTTTTGTAAAAATGTCAGCAATGGGTCACAATTCAGGAATAGCTAATGGTGCTGTAATTGATTCTATTTGGTATATTGACTTTAATAATTCAGCAATATCAGTCGCACAGGTTTCTGCTGGCACAACTACTGGAACTGCACCACAAGTTAGGTTAAATGTTTCAAGTACAACTATTGAAGTGCAAGTTCAATCAAGTAACGGAACAAATAGGTTTGACGGAATGTTAGTAGCTGAAATGAATTTGGCTTACGGTGCTGGCGCACATCCGTTATACACAATTTCCTAAGGAATAATTATGTCAGATTATAAATTAACGCAAGAACAAGAAATATCTGCTAAATGGGTAGATATTCGCCAACAAAGAAATAAATTACTTTTTGAAAGTGATTGGATGGCAGTATCAGACAGAACAATGTCTGAAGCAGAAAAAGAATATCGCCAAGAATTGCGTAACTTGCCAAATCAATTTGCTAACCCAAATGATGTAATTTTTCCAGCAAAACCATAAAGGAAACTAACATGAACTTTACATGGAATGTAGTACAGATGGATAGACTTACTTCTGATGGCTTTGTAGTCACAGTACATTACACAGTAAACGCTGTTGATGGTGATTACACAGCTTCTACCTATGGCACAGTAGGCTATACACAAGGCGAAGGTTCTTATGTACCTTACGCAGACCTAACCGAAGCGCAAGTAGTTGGCTGGGTTCAGGAATCACTTGGCAAGGACACAGTAGAATCTGCTTTAGCCGAGCAAATTGCCCTACAAAAGAATCCAGTAGTGGAATCAGGAGTGCCTTGGTAAAATATGTTTTATGTTTATGAGCACATCAGACCTGATACTGGCATGGTTTTTTATGTCGGTAAAGGGTCTGGCTGGCGTTCTGGCGCAACACAACACAGAAATTCTTATTGGTCAAGAATTGTTGCAAAAGCTGGCGGATTTAATGTTCGTAAAATTGTAGAAAATGTAGATGAAGAATTAGCATTTTTGGCAGAACAAGAACGGATTGACCAGTTAAAAAGACTGGGCGTTAAGTTATCAAACCTTACAGATGGTGGTGAAGGCGCTTCTAACCCATCTGAGGAAACAAGACGCAAAATGTCAGAATGCAGGAAGGGTGAGAAGAACCCAAGGTTTAATATAAATAGTCGTAGACAACGGTACGCAAGAAAAGAGTTTGTTTCAAAAGAAGTTATTTCTGCAAATATGCGAGCTAATCATTGGAGTAAGACTGGAGTTTATAGTCCTCCAAAGGGTACTAAAAGAAGCGAAGAAGATAGATTAAAAATGAAAGAGGGGCAAAGAAATGTTCCTTTAAAAGAATGCCTACACTGTGGGTATAAAGCGAGACCAATGAATATAAGTCGTTGGCATAATGACAACTGTAAACATAAAGGAGAGAAAAATGAGTGAAAACACGAAAAAAACTCAAATTTCAATAGATGGGCAAGATTTTTATATTGAAGACATGACAGACGAGCAACGCACACTTACAAACCATTGTCTAGACCTTGACCGCAAGCTGGCTTCTACGCAGTTTCAGGCACAGCAGTTGCAAGTTGGTAAAGATGCATTTGTACAGATGCTGAAGAACTCCCTCGAAGCTAAACCAGCAGAATAATATGAAAACAAGCGTACAAGCTAGAACTCTTGAAAGTGGACTGATTGAGCCACATCACGAAATAGAGGTGGTGTGTTCGGCGTGTGGTTACGACTTAGATGAAGCCGAGCTACAAGCCGATGTCTGCTCAGACTGTAACGCTCCTTTAAACCTTAGACAGCATATTTCGATTCATGCTACGTCTGTTCCTGCTGCGGGCGGAGAGGTATTTTAAATTGAGCTATGGCAGACGAACTGGGGTTATCAGCAGGTGCTAAGGGCATCAGTGAAGGGATAAAGACTGGTCGAGAAGCTGGTAGGGAAATTGGTAAGAACATCGAGGATGTTCAAAAAGAAGCGGTAGATGTAGCGAAGGAACGGGCAAATGCCAAGATTCGTGAGCGTAGGGAAGCAGAGTTAAGAAAAGAGCGGGCGATATTCAAAGCCCTTGAGGAATACCGACACCGTAAGAAGATTACGGACGAAGAGTATAAGTTACGGATTGACTTTATCAAGCAGTACGGCACTAAAGAGTGGCAGAAGCTAATAGACATCAAGACGGAGATTGAGAAGCTAGAGAAGGAAGACCGCAAGTACTTTGATGCGGAGTTGGCAAAAGTTAAATGGGTGCAGTTCTGGTGCTTTCTAGTAGCTGCATGGATTGCGTGGTATATCGTATGGGGGAGTAAATAATGTTAACACTAATATCCACAGCGCTGTCCTTCCTCATGGGGGGACTGCCTAAACTACTAGACTTCTTCCAAGACAAGTCCGACAAGAAACACGAACTAGAACTTGCCGCCATGCAGATGGAGCGGGAACTAAAAATGATGGAAGCGGGCTATATAGCCCAAGCCCGTATTGAAGAAATTAGGACAGAACAAGTCCAGATGGAGACCCAAGCCCAAGAACGCACGGCTATGTACCAACACGATATAGAGATTGGTAAGGGTGCTTCTCAGTGGATTATTAACCTACGAGCTTCGGTGCGTCCAGTCGTAACCTACCTGTTTGTTTTCCTATTAATCATCGTAGACATCGCTTCTATCTGGTGGGCGTGGTCATCTGGTGTTGCGTTTGCCGAGGCTATCCCAATGGTCTTTGATGCGGATGAGATGCAGATTCTGGCGTCCATCATCGCTTTCTGGTTCGGCACGCAGGCATTTTCTAAGAAATGAAAATAAGCGATAAAGCAATCAAAATGGTAAAACACCATGAGGGTTATAGACAGCGTCCTTATCGCTGTCCCGCTAAATTGTGGACAATCGGTGTGGGTCATGTACTCTACCCACGGCAAGGTGCTTTGAAAATAGACGAGCGGGATGCCTACCCACTAGAAGAACGGGATAACCGCACATTCTCAATGGAGGAAGTAGATGGAATTCTTAGAGACGATCTTAACCGCTTTGAACGAGGTGTTGAACGCTACTGTCCCGTTAAGCTCACTCAAGGTCAGTTCGATGCTCTTGTTAGCTTTAGCTTTAATGTTGGGCTTGGAACACTACAGCGCTCAACCCTCCGTCAAAAGGTTATTCGGGGCGAAATGGAAGGAGCGGCAGAAGAGTTCTTGAAATATACGCTCGCTGGCGGTAAAGTACTAAAAGGACTAGTAACCCGCAGGAACGATGAACGAGCCTTATTCTTAAGCTAATATGCCACTCCAAAAACTACAATTTAAACCAGGACTGAACCGAGATCAGACTAACTATACCAATGAGGGTGGTTGGAATAACTGCGACAAAATCCGTTTTCGCTCTGGCTATCCCCAAAAGATAGGTGGCTGGCTGCGATATGGGACATTTGTTGTAGCAGGGATCTGTCGACAAGTCTTTAACTGGATTACAACGGCTTCGGATAACTATTTAGCTTTAGGAACATCTAAGAAACTGTACATTGAGGCGGGTCAGATTATTTATGACATTACGCCTATACGGGCAACTTTTGCGACTCCAACCACTGATAACTGCTTTACGACTGTTAGTGGTTCTAAGACCGTCACCGTAGCCATTAACTCTCACGGAGCCTTAGATGGGGACTATGTAACCTTTTCGGGGGCGATAGCGGTAGGCGGAATTACAGCACCTAACCTAAATACTGAGTTTATAGTCGATCAAGTTACAACCAATACATTTACCATTACGGTTGCTACGGCAGCAACATCTTCGACTTCAGGTGGTGGTTCTGCTATTACCGCCGCTTTTCAAATCTCTGTAGGAAACGCCATTGCTTCTATAGGATATGGCTGGGGAGCAGGCACATGGAGCCGTGGTGCTTGGGGTTCTGGTAATCCTACGCCTGTAGTTAATGTTCAACGGGATTGGTTTTTACAAAACTTTGACAATGACCTAGTTGCTAATATCCGTAATGGAGCTATCTATTATTGGCAGTATTCGGGTGGAACGGCAACCAGAGCGACCTTACTTTCCACTACAACTATAAGCGGAGTTGCCCCTGCTGACGTGCCTACAGAGGCGATGCAGATCTTAGTCTCTCA